GTTTAGTCAGTTAATTGGTAATTTCCTTAAAGAGGATCCATCTAACATACTCTTTATAGGTAAAGATTTATCTAAATGTGCATCTCATTTAATTGATAAGTCATATCCATTTAACTTTAATTCAGATTGGTCTGCATTCGATTCAAGTATCACTGAAGACTTAATATTGGCTAGTATTGGTATCGTAAGAAGTTGCTTCCCTGATGATAGAGAGGTTGACAGAGTATTTTACTTCTTGGCTTCTTCCCTTATTCATAAATATGTCGTATTTCCAAAGGGTGGAGTCTGGAATATAAAGAAAGGTTTACCAAGTGGACATCCACTAACCTCACTAGTTGAAACCATATGTAACGCTTTAGGATGGATAGATATTATGTACCAAATATGGGGACCAGAGTTTACTAATAAAGTTAAATTCTGGCTTTCTGGTGATGATGCAAGATTCATAACTCACTGGAACCCAGCTTACCTATCCCTAAATAAAGTTATTAATGAACATACTAACTTCATTATTAAGGACAACTTCTATGACAGATTCTCATTCCAATTCCCATATGATCATAGCTATGGTGCTGATTTCCTCAAGAGATACATATCAATCGACGGCGGTGTTATTTGGAGGATTGATCTAATAACCCGTAAATTATGCGTCCCTGAATATGAGGACGTTGAAGATATTGAATCTCTTACCAGATTCGAAAACTACTTACGTACTGCGCCTGGATTCACAGATAGTGACTATCAAAAGTTCATGATAGAACTAGGTTGCAGGATTTACACAAGAGTAGATAATAGAATGTCGAATTTTAAAGATATCATAACCTATAAGAAGAGACTGGAAAGATTGTTCAACTTAACCAGACAAAATCTTGCAGAATCAGAAACAGGTGAGTCCATAGGGTTCACACAAGCGATTAAAGATTTCGAGAGTTGGCAGAGAATCAAGAACAAATCCCTTAAGTACGAGTACGGGAAGATTTCATCTGATGACTTCTTGATATTTCTTAGATCGTATCTATCACTGCAAGTTGAACGTAACATTCGAAGGGGGATATCTAGTTACGTGTCTCGTTTAGTCGACGAATTCCAGATTCTTCCAAACGCACCACCAAGTTATAAGCACTTTGACTTCCTAACGTGGTATAAGAATCTCGATCCACGTGTGCTCACAAAATTTGAGATTGGTGCGTTTGGTGATTTTAGGTATAAATCAGTTGCCGAAGGCGAACAGCGGTACAAAATGAAAGATTTCATATTTCGAACTGTTTGATTTATTTCTGGCTAGGATCGTTTTAAGTTTTCGGCGTTCCTAGTTATCGCATTATAAAATAAAATTTCACCCCTATGCTTCGTTTCTAATACTGCATATATGAAAACTAGTAACTATAGTGACCTTGAAAGTTACGGGCGTATGCACCCTTTATCATGGATTTAAGGGAGTCCTTAAAGGTAGGTAAGTTTGTCTTGACTACTCCAGATTAGAGTAGGACAGTCATGGAGATATATTGCATACATATATGGTGATCGTAACACTGGC